GAACGGAGAAGATTGGTAAATGCTCGTGATAACTCTCCTACGGAAGCAGGCGCTATGGAATCTCAAAAAAGTATTCAACAAATTGATGATCAACTAAAGCGTATTTTTAACAGTGTTAACGGTAATCAAGGATCAGGCGGAGGAATGAGAGTAGGAGATACTCTACTTCAAGGTACGATGGGGATACAAAACTTTCTCAGTGGAGCAAGTTCTGGTAATCTGGGAAGTATGGTTTTAGGTGCAGGAGGAATGTTTACTGGATTAGGAGGTCTGGGATTGCAAGCCGCCACTCGATTTATGCCATGGGTAATGACAGCCGCAACAGCCTTACAAGTATACCAACATGTATCGGAAAAATATGATAATTTAGGTCAATTAGCTGCGTTCCGTTCTACCGCTGGAGGATATGGTGGAGAAAGGGGTATGGGATTTTTAGCTCAAAATATCGGGGATGTTTCTGTAAATGGACTAAAGCCGGGAGACTTGCGTATGAATATGGATGACTTTTATAGTGAAGCCGTTCGGAGAATTCGCGCAAGAGGTACAACGGATGATTGGTATAAGGAAACTTTATCAGGAGTTGCTTTGGAAAGAAATTTAGCATTGGACAATGGAGCTTTAGCACGCGGTGCTCAATACGATCGCTACGGGGAAAACGTAACGGACGCAATAAGTAAATTGGTTACGGTTCTTTCAGCCATTGAGGGTTCTGGAGTTTCTTTGGGAGATTTCAGTAGAGTACAAGAGAAGTTTGATATTCAACAACAGATCATGGCTTCTTATATGAGCCGGACTGATAACCCTAATTACAATTGGGCAAATAATACGTTAGCGGCATTTTCAGCAACCGGAGTTCAGCAAGATGCTCGTTTAGGTACAGATATTGCAAGTTTTCAAGACGCAATACAAAATCCTATGAACGAACGTATGAAAGCATTGATTTATGGAACGGTATCTGATCTTTTCCCCGAAACGGAGGGTAGAATGGATTTGATCGATCGTGAGTTGAGAGATCCAGCGAATGAGGGGAAAATCTTACAAGCCGTAATTCAACGCGTAGAACAAATGTACGGAGGAACGAATACCACTATGGGATATTTTGTTTTCAAATCATTATTCCCTAACATTGCTCCAGACCGTTTAGATAAGGAAATACAAGCTATTACTTCCGGACAAGCCGGAAACCTTTTAAAGAACGGAAGAAGAGTTGTAAACCAAGACGAAATTGACTATAAGGGTAATCTCAATAAAGAAACTTGGATAGGTCAAGCAGCTGAACTTTCAAGTTCTCTTACTAAAGGCTTAACGGATATAAAAAATATTTTGACGACAACGGGAGTTAAGATCATATATGGTAATGGCGCAAGTCCCAATTCAATTCCGGGTAAAAGATAATGGAAAAAGACAACAATAAGTACATTCTGCTTTTGCACAGATACCCGTCCATAAAGACAATAAAGGATTTTATGGAAAGGGAATATATCTACGGCATTAAGCCGGAAGAATTTTTTGATATAAACAAAGAATTAATTTGGAGTCAATATACGGATGCTGATAAAAAGAAATACCAAGAAGCTAATAAAGGTAAATGGCCAAAATCAGCGGATGATCTAACGGTAGATTCTTTATTGCCTTGTCCGTGTAATTTACGTATACAAGCTACAAGAGTAACAGAGGAATTGGCCATTAGTCAGACCAATTGGCAGCGTGAAGAACGAGATTTTTATGCCTTTGCTTCTGAGGAAATTTCCCGTATTTTACAAGATGAGGGTTATCAAATTTCGGCTTCCGAAAAGTTAAATCCCAAAGTCCAAGTTTTTGGATGGTTTAAGTCTATGTACTATTTCGGTGTAGACAAGAAAGGAAATAAAACTCAATTGGAAAAAGAGATAAGCGAGTTTGTAGATATTTCAAAATACATCATTTCTCTTTCAACCGTAGTAAACGTCAATGGAGGGAGTTTTTCAATACGCCTACCTCTTATCAATGCTGATAGTATTCTTACCAGAATAAAGAATTCACAAACGGATGAAACAATAGGTTATCGGGAAAAGGCAACCGTTGGTTCGGGAAGAACAAATCAGCATACTTATCGCTACGATAACGAGTACTATTCTAAAAATTCTTTTGGAATATTAGAATCTAATTATTTCAATTGGCTAATTAGTTCTAATGATCTTTTATTCATTTCTTTTGAAAAGTTAGAAATGGAAACGGAAAGAGAAGAATCAAAGAAGAACAAAGACTCCATAGATATCAAAACCATACTTTCCAATCAGGTTTATGATATGATAGGTTTGGTAGACGAAGTACGAATTATCGCTGATAGTCCGGCTTCAAACGGATATGTAGAGGTTGTAGGAAGAGACTTAATGAAACTTTTCTTAGATGACGGAAGTTTCTTTTTCAACACATCCACTTGTTCAGATCCAAGTCAAGTTTTTGCTAATGAACAAAGCTATGGCGCGCAAGGCGATATTCGGGACGCGGATAAAGTAGGAGGTTACTATAATGATCCTATAAACCGTCTTAGATTAGCAAGCGGAGAAATAAACGTTTTTGCTAACAAAACTAATATGGATTTGAGTTTCATATTAAAGGGAGTTATTTCTCAACTCTCTAACATTGAAGTTGTTCCGGGATATGTTTTTGATTCTTGGGGAGATGAAAGGACAACTTATCTACAATTACAACCTGTTAAAAAGGAGACTGACAAATGACAAAGATAAAGACTTTCATGAAAGGATTTATTGCCGGACAACAGAGGTTAAATATTACTTCTGATTTTGGTTGGCGTAATCTTAACGGGAAGATTGGAAAACATTATGGCGTTGACGTAGGAATCCCTACTGGAACAGTTTTGAAAGCCCCGTATGATGGCGTAATAGTCTCAACGGCAAATTCTATTCAACCCTTAGGTTTTGGATTGTACGTAGTTCTTCGTTATCAAGTTTCTGTTGATCTATATTTCGATATATATTTTGCCCATCTTCATTCCGTAGAACCGGGTATATCATTTGGCGTACAAGTAAGAGAGGGAGACGTTTTAGCAACAAGCGGTGGAGACGTTAAAATAGACGGCGCGAAAGCCGGACACTCGAACGGACCACACTTGCATTTAGAGATAAGAAAAAATGGTGGAGTTCAAGTTGATCCAAAATATCTTTTCTTAGCTAAAGAATGGTTATGGGACGTAAAACATTCAAAGTATTTCTATGCTGGATATGATGATTTTACAGACTTTAATGATACTGATTTAAGGTCTATTGCTAAATATTCCTATTCACCGGATAAAGATATTACCATCCCAGATCAAACGGAGTATAAAAGCCAGAAAAAGAAAACTATACCAACGGAAGCCAAAGAGCGACTTGCGCCGGGAATATGGCAAATTACAAAACTTTTGATAGACGGTTCAGTAGACGGTAAACAAATTTGTGATTCTGGTATTTCTACTCAAACGGGAAGTCTTATGAATTTCTTTAATAAGATTTGTCAACGTCCTATGGTAGAGTTAATAGGAGATACTTTTGGAAGTCAATATTATTGGATAGTTCGTAGACCTCCATTTGACAAAGAAAACTTAATGCGTCTTATTGAGAATGCAAGAATAATCCTTTCTGGAGATGACATAATAAGTAGCAATTTGTCTTGGAACAATGAAGAAATATATTCTTGGTATCGCTATATACCATACGGTGATGTTATGGGCGTTCCGGAAACTCAACAATTTGTTCCGGCGGTATTCTTCCCAGAATTCGCAGCGGTTTGGGGAAGCCGTCCATTATCAGTAGAATCTAATTATTTCAATTACATTGATTCTGGTCGTTGGAATAATGATAAACAAAAGAACGAAGAGAACGGAAATAGGATTTTGAGAAATGCTGTAAAAGATTTCAAATATCTAATTGAAAGCAACGCTTACAATGCATTCACCCGTAGAGGTACAATAACCTTAATGGGTGATAGGAGAATTAAACGCGGTACGTTGATTCAGCATACATCTGGTGAGATATTTTACGTTGACACCGTCCAGAATGATTATTCCGTTGCAGGCACTCAAGTCGTTCGAACTACAACGCTTCAAGTTTCTCGTGGCATATATCCTCAATTCATAGAGGGGGTAAAAGTAGACGGCAAAATCATGAGTTATTTCAATGTAATAGATTTTGGAAACTTAGATATATCGAAGATAACCTCAAAGAACTGGAAAAAGGAACTTGCTAAATGGAAAGTAGATGCTGCGGTATTCGGTTTCTTTATGACTAAACAACAGTTATTTTGGGGAGTTATAAACAGAAGATAAGGTATGGAAAGTATAGGAATTATAAAAGTAGATACGGGTGTAGGATCAGGTGGAGTAGGCTGGTTAGTCGTTCCCGATGAAGTTGACCGTGAAAAATATATAGAGGATTGCTACCGTACTCAAACGGTGTCTATTAACGGTGGTGAGGGATATGGTTTTTACAATAACGTAAAATGCCCGCAAAACGTTTTAGAAAATCTTATCTTTCCGACTGAAGAGAATCGCGGTACGCCAGTAATTTGGGTTCGTGACGGTATCTCTCATTTACCTCTCATAACCGGGTGGTTGAGGAAAGAGGGAGACTATTATGCTTTGGGAGAAAATCAATGGAGAGTTACGAAGAATAGTGATACCGCCAGCGTGGAACTTTTTGTAGATGGTCCAAAGGCTAATTTTCAAATCAATATAGTCGGCGATGAAAATAATCCGGCTGAAATAGACGTAAAACTCAGTAGCAAAAATCAAGATTCGAAATTTAATTTAACTTCTGATAATGAGGTAAATCTCGTTGGGGTTAACAAAGTAAGTGTATTGAGTAATAACACGCTTGAACTTAACGTAGAGGAAGAGGGCAAGACGAAAGGTCAGTTGAAATATACATTAGGAGAAGGATTCAGCGTAATAACGGAGAAGAACGTAGCGTTGACTATTCGTGATGATGAAGATAAAGAATTAACCACTGTATCTTATAAGAATGGCGTAGGCTTTGAATACAAAGACGAATTCGAAAATGAGATAAAGTGTACGGACGGATTGATAGAATTGATTAGCAAGAAAATAAACCATAATAGCGGCAAAGAACCGATGGTGTTAGGCGATACTCTTCAAAGTATTCTAAATGATTTACTAACGGCTATACAGAAATTGACTGTTATAACCCCCGTTGGAACTTCCTCCGTTCCGGTAAATATTGCTGATTTCATTAAGATTCAATCTCAATTGGAGACTATTAAAAGTAAAAAATCTAATTTAGAGTAAAGGAGAACTATATATGCCATTAGCTACACAAGTCTTGGAACAGACGTTAAAAACTAAGATAAAAGCGGCTTTAGATGAAGCCATAGATGAGAATTCCAATTCAGATCAGGTTAAACAAAGATTTGCTGATAATCTGGCTAAAGCGATAGCCGATGGCGTAGACGCTTGGATAAAGACGGCTACCGTTACAACGCCACCGGGAGTTTCCGTGCAGGTTGCATTTCCGGCAGGTACAGGAGCTACTGTTGCGCCGGGCGTTGGTACCATCTCATAACAATTATTAAGTCATAAAATAAGGTATAAAATATATGGCTATATTAGGTAATACGGTCAATGCGGTTAGGGAGAGCGCAAGATCACTTTTAGCTTCTGTCGGTTTAGCCGGATTGCATGCTATGGCACCAGATAACTTTGAGTATTATCTTTGTTCTCTGGAGCTTCTTGATAGTGCAGGAAACACAAAAGGCTTCTTGTCTTTTACAACTATGCCCAATAATTACTTGGAGAGCCGTACCCAAATAGCAAGCGTTACAAAAACTCAAAGTGGTATAACAACTCTTTTTAATAGTACGTTTGTACCGCGTGATATTAGTATACAAGGAACGTTCGGAAGAAAACTAAGATTTTTGATAGGTTCGAAAGAAGTGCAAGAAAAGGATGATAAAAGCGTACCTTTCTTTAATGGTCAATTTGCTCGTGTAGCAGATCAAGAGATACTAATCAAGACGGGATACGGTATGACGAAGATGTTGCAAAAAATGATTGATATGGCATATCAGTTAGACGATGAGCAACAACCGCATATTCTTCTTTTCAGTAATTATTCCTTGAATACTAATTACGTTGTTGAAATACTTCAAGATTCATATAGTCAGAGTATAGAAAATAATATGCTTTGGTTTTATTCTTTGGAAATGAGAGCCGTTGCACCTCAGTCTGTTTTACAACGCGGAAAGGAATACGGAGTAACCTCCCAAACAATAACTCAAGTTGCATCTGGGTCAATAGCCGATAGTTTGGGCAATATATTGAACGGTGTGACGAGATCATTAAATTTGTAGGAGATGGAAGATATTGTAATAGAATTTCAGGAAGTAACGAAATATCCATTGGTAGAGTTTTTAACAAAATACCGGGATTTCATGCTCAATTCTTATCCAGAAATAAATAGCTATTTTTCTGGGGAAACGACTACTATTGACAATTCTCATCTTCTTGATTTAAAATACTTAACCAACGAAGTAGGGAACGTCATGGCGCAATTTAAGAACTTTGCTAATAAGTTCGATAAATGCGGTTTTTGGGAGCTCATGGACTATATCAGTACGTTAGAGGATACGATTGATAAAATAAATAAGTTACCAAAGTTCCGCCGTACTTCCTTAACCAAACGAGGATATCAACCCGTTATTCAAGTCGCTACTACGGTAGGAGGTTTTCGGACAATGGAGGACGTTGCTAATTCAGTTAAGCATTTAAATCAAGATAATACAAATTGGGTAGACCTTATGTTGGGTAATGATCTCAACGAGATTGATTGGGAAATAAACACCCTCACCCCTATCAATGTATTTATCAATAATACGGTTGATATAACGGTAAATACGATTCTTGATCAACCTATCGGAACAAGAATTTACGGCAAGGATATAAACCGTAAAATAACCTTTGTTGATAATGATTTAGACGTAAAAGAGTACCAAGAGAACGTAGAACAAAAATGCGATATTCTCATGTCTCTTATTCGGGGCGATGTACCGGAAAATATGCTTTTTGGACAAAATTCATCTCTCATGATTGGAGTTAATGCTAAGAACTTCTCTTATGCCGAATTAGTCAAGAATCTTCAAGAAACTTTTTTACAAGATGATTTATTTCAGTACGTAGAAGTTACTAAGTTTGATTTCAGAGAGGGAACCATGCAGATATATTGCGAGATTAAAACTAAGTATGATTATAAAACAGAAAGAAAAATAGTAGTATGATAACTAAGATAATCCCTATATCAGAACTCAAGCAAATATTCTTGGAAATATTTCTTAATAAGACGGATAAGGTGAATGATATTTCTCAAGAATCCGTTCTTAATGGCTTTGCGTTCGGTTGCGCTAAAGTAGGTCAGAAATGTTTAGTGAATCAATCCATTGTTGAGGGACATATATTTCCTGACACGGCGTATGGGAAATATCTTGATGAACTTGCTACCGTTCGAGGAGTTTCACCACGTTTTGGCGCTCAAGGTAGTTCTACTTATATCCGCTTGGTTGGTGACGAGGGAACGACATATTTTGCTGATATAACAACACTTACCAGTTCCAGCGGTGTTAGTTTTTCTTTAGAATCAGACGTAATTTTGGATATAAACGGTTTTGCTTATGCTAAGATAAAAAGCAATTCTGAGGGTGCTTCCACGAACGTTGATCCATTATCCATTAATCGTATTTCTCCGATACCGGACGGACATATTGCTTGTACGAATGAATACCGCGCAACGGGAGGTAGAGACGAAGAAAGCGATGAGCTATTTCGTATCAGAATCAAAGAAAGTGTTAATCAGTTAGCAAGAAACACAATGTCCTATCTTGAACAAGTCTTTATGAAGATCAATCCTAACGTTTTGAAACTTTATAAAGGAGGAATGGATGAGGATGGGAGATTTAATTTGATTGTTGTATCGGTAAACGGTCAAGACTTTACGGAGGATGAATTCAATAAGATTCTATCTAAAAGTGAAGAATTCCTAACCTTATCAGAACTTTTGAGTACTACTACGGGATTCTCTTTGAAATTGAATAACGTCAATTGGTTGCCGGTTGATATAGAATTTAGAATTGATCTTGATCCATCATATGATCTTGATAAAATTCGTAGGGAGATTCAGATTCAGATGGGAAAAATGTTTGACTACCGTTTCTGGAAGTACGGGGATAAGGTTGAATGGGAAAATCTACTGTATGCTGCGAAAAATGTAGATGGAGTGCGATACGTGCCCGATACGCACTTTTCTCCGAGAAGTGATATAAACGTACCCGAATATAGACTTCCACGCATACGCGGCTTTGTAATGCGCGATCTTGACGGAAATATCATTGAGGATAACGAGGGAGTTCTGAGTGACTTCTTCTATCCTAACGACATTGACTATTTATTCCAATCTTCAGTATTAACGACAATATGATAAAACAAGCAACTACACGCACGATTACCGAAGTGGCAGTTGGTCCAATAGGAACCATAAATTCTACGGTTGAGTGTTTCGCTTCTATGAATGACGATGGAACGGAGAATCCGACAATATACCGTTCTATGGTTTTGGAGTCTCCTCTGACTGTTGATACTGCATCCGGCGTAGAGGGGGAACTCATACTTCTTTCAGACGAGGAAAACGTAGGAGTATTAGACAATAACGGAGAATTGACTTTAACATTAGAAACGGATGATGTTAATAAATATAGCGTAAATGCTACGCAAGGAGATTTAGAGTATGAAGAATAATAAGATTGAAGCAATTGGCGATATATTGATTGTCCGCGTAGTTTCCCAAATTACGGGCAAAATCCGTTTTATGTCCTTTGAGGATGAACTTCTAAACATTACTTCATCACGGTATGTAGACCGCGAATATCGTATCAGCGTGGACGGTACGTTTTGGACGAATTGGCGGGAATTAACAAACCTTTCTTTAGCAACCGCTGGATACTACAAAACTGATGGAACGCTCATCATAGAGGTCAGATATCATCGCAACGGTACGGATGATACGGGGACGATCGACTTCATGAATATAAAGTTTGAGGGCAATCATATACCGGATGAAACCATAGCGCCAAGGCTTGAAAGTAGTATTTTCGCTGACATTGCCAATTCTACGGAATTGAAACAGTTGGAGACTAATATTTTCAAAAAGTTATACTATCGCGGTATCCTACCTCAGTATATAACGCGCGCCAAGAATTCCAGTTTAGATGAAGATCGCGATTTTGCTGATCTTTGGAGTTCAGTAGCGAGGTTTTTTGGTTTATTCATACGGTTTTTTAAACGTTATGAAACGTTTCGTGATGATTATGATTTGCTTTACGAATATTTACGCCAATACGGGATTTATTTCAATGAGCAAACAGCTACACTGGAAGAATTACAATATTTAGCTCAACACTTCTACGATCAAATCCGTCAACGCGGTACGGCTATGATCTTCAAAAGAAAGGGAGAAGTTTTGCCGGATGGCACGGTTGTTCCTATTGACGGTGAATTAGTCCGGCTTCTTAGAAGTAGAAATTTTGATGAGCTCTTGTATGAGCTCATACCTCTCAACAAGATAGGATGGTGTATAGGGGAATCGTCACCCCTTTGGCGCGGAACGTCCGGTGCGGTTCTGCTTAATAAAACGCGAGAAAACACCAAGGACTTCCAGACGCTTGACGACTTCGTTACAAGCGAAAAAGGAAACGTTTCTTTGGAAATTGAAACGGTAGAAGATCGTAAGTGTCTTGGGATTACGATAAATAACGGTACAGCAGGATTGGGACGTATTGATGAATCAACGGACGTATCTGATAAAGTCTACGTTGTAGATTCTCGTATGGATTATGAAATTACATTTGCCTTTAGGATTCAAGAAGCAGAGTTTCCAGCTACTTTGGAATTCGGGGTGGAGGGCTTTGGATATTCTAAAAATAAATTCACCGATTCTTTTATAACACCGGACGGTAGCGAGATTTCTGAGCGCTTCTTTTATCTCAATTTATTGAATTGCGTTCCGGGCGTTTGGTATTACGTAAGAGGAATCATTCATGCTTATTCTACGGTTAATGTAGATAACGTTAAGACAAATCTGGGAGTGGGAAATAATTTGTATTTCAATAACTCCTTTGTTAAGTATATTTTGCCAAAAATCCTTTTAAGTTCTAATGGTGAAGATGCAACGTCAAAAATTGATATTTGGGATTATAAAATACGCCCGTTAGTTAGAGGTACGAATATATTGCCGATAAAGGGTGATTCCAAGTCAAATTCGATGAGTTTAGGCTTCATACAGAGTTCTCGTATATTCTACGTTTACGCACGCAATAACAACAATTCTTTATCGCAGGATGAGGTAGAGGATATAATCAATAAATATTTATTGTCGTTCAATATGGCGAATATCTTTACGTTCATTAATACACAGACTTCGGACACGAAAGCAGGTGGGCGGACGTACACCGATGGTGGCGGACGTAAAGTGATAGAGACCGTACCGACTCATTTGGAATTAACGCGAGAAAATTCTTTCCGTCAAAAACTTTTGATAGTAACGACTCATCCTTGGGAGATTACATAAACACTCAAAGTTTATTATTGTAAAACAAATTGTAAAAATTATGGAAAGGATTAAAGAAGTATTTCGTTTATCAGAAGTGATAACAGACAGTGGTCAATCTATGACTCCGATTTATAAACTACGTGAAAATGCGACTAAATTCGGTATATCGGAAAGCGATATGCGAAAATATTTAATGAATTATCCCCAAGAGTATCATGAATATATCGAACAGATATTACAAAAGATATATCATCCTACGGAAGAAAATTTGAGAAAAGATGAGATTTTGCGCACGCGATTGACTCGATTCTCTTTACAAATTATTTCGCAAGATTCTTCATGGACTGATTTAAGAAAGCGTCTCAAAGAAAAAGGAATAACGGAACAACAATATTATGATTTGTTAGTAAAGAATACAACACCGCCTATCGTAGATGAAGTATTACGTCTTATTGTTAATCACGTTTATCATTCTGATGAGGAACGTCTGATTGCTCCGCTTCATCTCCAAGTTGATGAAAATGGTAATTATCCGTATCTAATTTTAGAAATTACAGAAAGTAGTCTAAAGGAGGTTCAAAGACGCAATTTTGATCTAATGGATGAATGTGAAATGCGTTTGCATACCGAAAAACCCGCTGTTAATCAAAAGAAATGTGGTTATAAAGGCGGAAGTTGTAAAGATACAACGTGCGATGGAACTCAAAAGAAAGGGTGTCTATTAGACCAAGTGGCTAATATCAAAGTTAGCGATTGAGTTCTATAATCTATTCTCCTTGAGCTAATTGAGTAATATCAAGCATAAGAGAAGAATCATCAGAATGCTCGTCACCTGCATCTAAGTAGTATGTCCAATATCTTCTGGTTGAGGTAGGATTACGGGAAACGTACATATTGATTGTTATAAGTACTCCGCCGCTTGCACCGGGATCACCCTCAATATCGTAAAAGCCGTCATAGTTTAATTCATTCTCAACGGCTACATAATATTTATTGAGGTCGTTAACGTCTTGAAAAGTCATTGATTCATCTACTTGCTCCATGGTCCAATAACCGTCTGGAGCGTAAAGACCAATTATCCTCTTATTAGTGATGATTTCAAATTGAATCCAACCACCTCCAGAAGATACGGTTAAACTATCTCCGCCCTCGTAGTAAGGTTGAAGCAAGAGTTCGGGGTATTGATTTTGATTAACGGTTACTTTAACCGTTTTATTGGGATTCGCTTTACTGGTAACGTTAAAGTAACTCGCACGTTTCAATCTACCTAAATAATAAGAAGTAAAGACTGTAAACGTGCGGTTACCAGTACCACTTGTTACGCTTGTAGTGAACCAAGACATACTTTGTTTTCGTATTCTTTTAGTAGTACTTGCTTAAGAAATAGTCCAAGCGTCATTAGAAGTTACAGTAATAGTTTGAGCTGTTCCTTCTGCCGGTATAGTGATAGAAGTAGGAGAAACAGAAAGTGTAACAACTTTTGCCTTTTGAGTAATTTGACAACTAACTTGTGTAGCAGCTACGTCTGTAAGTTTTGTAGGTTTAGCTGAAGAGATACCTCCAATTTCTACTGTATAATATTTATCACTAATTGTTTCATTAGCTGGGAAAGCAACGCCAATAATTATATCAATTCTATCCGTTGCACCGGGGTCATTAGGGAATTCAAACGTTATACTACCATCACTATTATTAGTAATAAATTTTGAATTAATTTGTTGGTATTCACTCAAAGGTCCAGCAGTTCCTGACTTCCAACGAATGTCTATATCAGTTATGCCACCCTCTCCTTTAGAGCAAAGGTATTTACAATTAGTCTGATTTAAATTTCCGTTTTGATCCGAAGCAAAATAAGTTTGAGTTGCGGTTGAAATAATTTCCGTATTATCCTTATCTAACGTTAAGAATTCCGCGTGAGCAGTGTTAGTAACGTTAACCGTTTGTTTTTTGGAAGTATCTTTAGTAGAAGTTACCACTATACTTCCGGTACGTTTTACCCGTCCCCAAAATTGAGCAGCGGAAGCCTTAACTGTATCATTACCAGTTCCAGATGTTTTATCGAGAACTAACCAACTGGGTTTAGCCATAATTG